CGCGGCTGATCACCAAGGCTGCGGTGCAGGGGCTGGAAGCACTCTATCGGCCTGGCTTTGCCTTCAGCAAGGCGGAAATCCTGCTGCTGGACATGCGGCAGCGCGGCGAGTACACCGACGACCTGTTCGCCCCGGTGCAGCCGGCCGCGACGGAGCGGGTGATGGGCGTGCTGGACAGCATCAACGCTCGATGGGGCCGCGGCACGCTACGCCCGGCAGGCGTGCCGGCAACGCCGGAATGGGGCAGGCGGCGGGACCTGATGCGCCAGAGCTATACGACTCGGCTCGATCAGTTGCTCCGGGTGCAGTCATAGCAGCGGGTCGTCGATTGGCTCTATCAGGTGCGGGCCTTTATTGCGCACATTGCCGACGTCCCGGCTGACCGGGTACCACTCGAAGGCCTCGGCGGGCAGCTCCTGGTGCTCGGCGATGTGCAGGGCATCGTCCGCGAAGGTCTCGCCGGACAGCCAGCTCAGGGCGAAGTCCGGCGATAGCACGAGCGGCTTGCGGTCGTGCACGTCGACCAGGCCGGCATCGGCGGCGCCGGTGAGAATCACGAAGCCGTCGTTGGCGCCTGGCTCCTCATCGCCGTGGGGCAGCTGGCCGATACAGGCGAACAGTAGCGGCTCTCCGGACTTGAGGCGGATGAAGTAGGGCTGCTTGCGCTTCTTGTCATCCGGGTCCGTCTTCCATTCATACCAGCCATCGGCACCGACGATGCAGCGGCCGCTCTTCCAGATCGGCCGGAAAAAGGGCTTGGCGGCGACCGTTTCAAGGCGGGCGTTGATCGGGCCAGGCCGGCCACCGGTTGCCCAGTGCGGCTTCCAGCCCCAAGGCACCACCGAATCGCGGTAGCGATCACCCACCTGGTGGATGACGTGCACGCCGGTAGTGGGCGCCACGTTGTAGCGGCCGACGGGCGCGGTATCGAACAGGTCGAGGTTCAGGCTCTGGGCATATTCGGCGGGGGATAGCGATTGGACGAAGCGGCCGCACATGATCAGCTCCTGGGATGGGGTGATCGGTAGACCGGCGGCGGGGAGGGGAAGTGCAGGGGGAATGAAAAAGCCCGGCTGTCGCCGGGCTTGCTCTGTATTACTGATCAGGTTCTTCGTCGTCGGGATCTGGTGATGCCAACATATCGTTATTAGGAGATATTTGAAGAAGCCCGCATTTTTTCGTACCAAGAACATTCACGCCAATAAGATCGTCACCTTTAAATTTACCAAGAACATAAAGGTCGACCGTTTCTTGATTTAAAAATGCTAATGCAATTTCTTCCATGCAGTTGGCTGCAGATTGCCCTTTGAATAACTCAGCCTGCACTGCACCCACTATTGGGTTTGCAATGGTTATCTTCCACTTGTCTTCTAATCTTCGAAGCTGAGTTACTTCATAAGGCCCGTCAATTCTATACTTCGCGTTGGCAACTCTCGGTTTCTGGGTTAGATTTCGGATGTCTTCATTCTTGAATGATCCATTACCAAGTTGAACATGATCTGCATCGCTCACGCTTTTTAAGAGATTCATCGCAAATTCTGCGGTTTCTCTCTGAGTACTTAGCGCAAACTCGTTGGTTTTTAACATGTCTGCGATTACGCGCTCATTTGCTGAAGCTGCTTTGCTGTCGAAGTAGCCGCCCACTGCAGTATGTCCAACCCAGGCGAGCGAAGCTATGAGCGCTAAGCCTAGGGTGGTATATACGAGTTGCTTGCCAGTCATTCTCTCCACAGCCTTTTCTCCAATGCGTGCAGCGGCTTCGCTCATATTAGCATCGGCATGCGTGCAGCCGTCTTTAATATGAAATACAAGCTCGAGATCTATCCGATCTTGATCGGTTAATCCCTTGCCGCTCTTATTATATGCGATTGAGCTGTAAAGTTTTCCTATCAATCCTTGATAAAGTGACAAGGATCGCATAAGACTTGATGGTAACGTGCTGTGGTATCTATCACCTTCAACCTCAAGGTTGAAGTACGGCCAGCCGTCGAAACTGAATACTACGGAGCGACCTTCATATTCTCCAAGGTAAGCCTTGTTCAAATGCTCCCAAGCATCTTCCTCGGATCGGATTGTTACATGTGTAAGACCGGCCATAAAACATTCCTGTAACTAATTCGGAATTAATATATTTATAGAACCGTGATCTTCGCGTCGACGACGCGCCCAATCACCCTCCATTCATCGCCGCCGTCCACCTTCTTGAACTCGCCCGGGGCGACCATCAATCAGCAGCCTCCATGAGCCCGGCGGATCGGCAGCCTTCAGCAGAAACTGAAATATTGGCTACCGTTGTTCCCGATTTGTTGGCGTAGAGATATTTGTACTCCAAGCCATCGGCAATGGGCTTGCGTAGCGCAGGATTGTTGCAGTTTTGCTTCATGAAATCCGTGCGCATTCCGGCCACCGCGCTCTCGGGGAGTTCGTCTCCGTCGTAGTTGATGAGCGTGTAATTGAACGTGACAAGAGCACCGGGGCCGACATCAGCCCTTTCGAGGCGCACCTGATCATCAATGACTTGTGGGGCGGTCTTATTGATCATTTCCGCAGTTGCCACCGCAACTCTAGTCGCGCTTTCCAGCGCTTCAGCGGCCGGCTTCTCAGGTGTGCCGTCAGCGTAGACAGAGCCGGATTTGATCAGGCCGAAGACGGTGGCTGCGCTGAGCAGATATATGGCGAGGGTGCGGTTCATCGTCTCTTCCTTGAGCAGCCAGCGGGTGTGCTGGCGATCCTTTAGTGTTTTTACAAGCCGGTGGAGCAGGGGCTGTAGATTTCTTCCAGCTCCTGCGAAGTCCCCATCGCGACAGAGGTTCCGCCCACGGTAACCGACGTTGCCCCGTAGGCTTTCTTGCCGGATTTACGGATGAATTTCCCATCGGTGCCGGCGAAGCTTCGCTGACCCTTGCTATGTAAGTAATCGAAGACCTTGCCCTTGAACTCCGTGTTGATCGGCTTGCCGGGCGCAAGCGGTACAAGCATGAACGCTTCAGTGTCGGTAAACGCGTAGAAATATCCGCTAGCGTCACGGCCCTGCCAGACGGAGGAGCAAACGACTTCGTCAGCCGTGAGCTTGCGCACGCTTTTGTAGCGGCCTTCAATTACGCGCAGGAGAACCAGCCCGTCCGGGGTAAGAGCAGCTGCTCCTCGCTGAGCGTTGCACGTTGGGTCATCGCCATATTTGAAAATGCACCAGTTCATCTCAGAGCTTCCATCTACAGAGCTCACGCCAAGATCCTGTTTGATCTGCTGCTGGGCCTCTGGCGTGTCATGTCGGACGGTGGCGCATGCGGCGAGTGCGAGCGCAGCCGATGCGATGGCGAGGTGGCGAAGCATAATCATCCTTGTCGAGTAAGCGTTTCAGAGGCGTTTAGCGTTCCACACCATTAGGATTCTGGCCTGGATATAGGTCTCGTCGATCCGGACGGTTCGATCCTTGTGTCTCGGGTTGTCTGAGATCATCTCGAAATGCTCGGCGTCAGCAATCTGCAAGCGCTTGATGTAGAAGTGGCCATGCCAGGAGAGGGCATAGATTCCGTCACCGACGAACTCTCGAATGCTGGCGTCTGCGATCAAAGGGTCTTTGTCCTTGATCGTCGGCTCCATCGACTGGCCGGCACCGGTGATCAGCTTCAGGTGGGACGGATCCTTGTAGGTGACGCCGAGCTCGCGCAGGTGCTGCTGGCTGACGGTCACGTCGCGGAACATCTCGGGGAAGTCGTGCACAACCTTGCCGCCACCCATGGCGCCCTGGACGTCGTAGTGGGCGATGCGGATCTCGTCGCCGACGGTTGGCCGGCGGTGGAAGTCGGCCACGATGACATTATCGGCTGGCGCCGAGGCCGGGTAGGTGTCGTTCAGGGTATCGGTGACTGACTTCTCCAAGCGTTCGAGCTGATCCGGCCGCAGGTTCTTGCCCTGCAGCATCTGCAGCACCTTCTCCGCAGCCCCGAACGCCTTTTTAATGCGTGGCGGCTCACCCTTTCCCGATAGCAGCCAGTCAACGGTGGTGTCGTATCCCTCCGCCAGTGCTGCCAGATTCTCGTTCTTGATGTTGCCGGTATCGCCGGCAAACCACTGCCGCACTGCTTCGTAGCTGACGCCGCAAGTGGTGGCGATATCGCGCTTCACACCGCGGGTGCCGATGCCCGGCCGGCGCGCGATTACCAGCTTGGTGATGCGGCTGGTGATTGTGCTGTCGCCAGGTTCTTCGACGGAGTCGACTGGCGCTTCTTCATCTGACAGATCGATGAGCGACGAGGGGTTGATGCCGAGCGCGTGGGCGATCTCGACCAGGCGCTTGTGCCTGGGGATGTTCTTGCCCGACTCCCACGCTTGCACCGACTGCGGGCGGACACCCAGCAGCCTGCCCAGCTCGGATTGGTTGAGCCCCAGTTTCTCTCTGGCCGCCGTAATGCGGCTTGCGATGGTTTCCATGCGCGCAACGATACAACTAACGGTTGTAGCTGGCATTGCAATTCTCGCTTGTAAATTACAATTTTCGGCTGTAGCTTGGCGGGGTAGTTAAACCAGCGAGATCACAACCATGACGCAGAACGCTGCGACTAAAGCCGCACAGGCCGTCGGCTCGCAATCCGCATTGGCGCGGGCGATTGGCTGCTCACCTCAGTTCGTACAGCAGATGTGCGCCAAGGGCCGCATTCCTGCGGAGCGGGTGCTAGCCATTGAGTCTGCCTCTGGCATTTCCCGGCATGAGCTGCGGCCCGATCTGTACCCGGAGGAGGGAGCTGTGGAGAAGCCAGCCGCCTGACCACGATTCGCATCCTACCGGGCCACCGCCCAGGGCGGCAGACGGCTGGAAGGGATGGAGATTTATACAGTGCCCGGATCGAGGGCAATAAGCCGGAGACACGGAAATGCCAAAGCTGCCGCCTGAGTTTCCGCATGCAGAAACCTCGATCAGGGGCAGTGGGTGGCCACTATTGAAGGTGTCGTTCGAACTGCGAGAGCAGCTTTCCGGTATTTGGACACTGGGCGCCAGTTATTACCGGTAACGCCTCGCGATTGGCGGGGTTGCAGTTTTAAAAACGTGTGGATGATGGGGGTTGCCTACCGAATTCCACGCACAAAAAAGCCGGGATTGCGGCCCGGCTTTTCTGAAACACATACAACACAGGACTCAAATTATGAAGCAGCGGATGTTCACGGGCAAGGCCCTGAAAATCGCCACAAGGGCGGCCAGCATTACCGCGCCACGTTTTGGCGTTGCGTATTTCGTGACGCATGGTGATAGCCATGGCCGGTGACTGGATAAAGTTCGAGCTGGCCACCCTCGACAAGCCTGAGGTGTGCCAGATCGCTGACCTGGCGAACATCGATCTCGATGCGGTGGTCGGCAAGCTGCTGCGCGTATGGGGCTGGTTCGACCAGCAGACAGAACTGGGTAACGCTCCGAGCGTTACCAAAAAGTTACTGGATCGTTTGGTTGGCGTTATCGGCTTCTGCGATCACATGGTTTCGGTCGGTTGGCTGATCGAGGCGGACGGGGTGATCAGCATCCCGAATTTCGACCGACACAACGGCAAGACCGCCAAGAATCGCTCTCTCACGGCTCTACGCGTGGCCAGCCACAAGAAAGGTAACGGCAAAGGTAACGCTGCGAGCGTTACCCCGGCGTTAGCAGATGCGTTACCTAAAGAAGAGAAGAGAAGAGATAAAGAACAACAACAACAGGCGCCGACCCCGACAGCGGGCATCGAGGCTCGCCAGCGGTTCGAGATGTTCGAGGGCTGGGCACCCGACGAGGTGAGCCTGGCGCCGCACCTGAAGCTGATCGGCGTGACTGCTGACCAGGTGACCAAGCAGGCGATCGCGGAGTTCGTGTCGTACTGGATGACCCGCGACGCCTCGCACAACCAGGGCAGCTGGTGCCGCGAGCTGGTGGCGTCGATCCACCGCAATGCCGTGCGCACCGCTGCCACGTCGGGCGCTCGCCCTGGCCGCACCAGCCAGCACACCGGGCTGGCGAACCAAGATCCACATGCCGGCCTGGAGGCCAATGCCGATGGAACGTTCCAGCTCTAACCCGTTGGGCGCAAGCCTGGCGCGCCTGCAGCAGTCCGCCGGGATATCCGGCACCCAGTCGGCCAAGTGCCCGAACCATGGCGATTACATCGCGACGGTGCTGCGCGAGGGGCAGCTTTCCGGTTGCCCGGCGTGCTCGCGCGAAGCCCAGGCCGTTGCCGAGGCGCTCGAGCGAGACGAGCAGCAACGCCAAGCGGTGTCGGCTCGCCTTGAGCGGCAGTTGGGGCAGGCGCTGATCCCGCTGCGCTTCAAGACCAAGACCTTCGAGAACTATCGGGCCGCGACTGATGGCCAGCGCGTGGCGTTGGCTGCTGCACGGCGGTACGCGGCGGACTTCCCGGCAAACGCGGCGGCAGCCCGCTGCCTGATGCTGCTGGGGCACGTGGGCAACGGCAAGACGCACCTGGCGGCGGCAATTGCGAATGTGGTGATGGTCGAGCACCGCCGCAACGTGCTGTACACGACCGTTTCGCGGGTGTGCCAGCAGGTGAAGGCGAGCTACGGCAAGGAGGCGCAGCAGAGCGAGCGGGAGGCGATCGAGGTGTTCCGCACGCCGGATCTGCTGATTCTCGACGAGGTTGGGGCGAGCTACGGCACGGACTTCGAGCGGATGGTGATGTTCGAGGTAATCAACGCCC